GCGCCAGCCCATCCACCATACCAGCAAGCAAAGACTTTATACAGAGGTGGATAATCTTTACCAGTGATTTTAACAACAACCCATTTGTCAGGATGGTAATCGCTCATTTTATATCTCCAACACCTTCAATTCAAAACGATCTGCTCGATCTTCGTAATTAATATAGCCACGAGGATTACAAACAACACGAGTGCTCACAATCATGTAGTCAAAGTCTTCGTGAGTGTGACCATGTGTCCACAACTTAATCATTGGTCGTTCCATAATAAATCTATCCAACTGTGAGTTGTATGCACCATTCATTAGTGTGTCATGCTTGTAACGAGGATGCTCAGAACCCTTACTTGGGGCATGATGAGTGCAAACGACATTGACCTTACTTGGATCGTAAGACTCTTCAATAAACTTCAGCATTTCTTTGTGGTCTTCAAGAGCATGTCTTGGTGACCATGTTGCGGGTCTCTTATGAAACTTTGCTTTATCATTATCAAATGTTCTGTAGTTGACCATCTCAGCACTGTTCTGGCAGATTTGAAAATCATTCATACGACGAGTAACATGATTCATAGTCATCTCATCTTCACCATTAAAGTCAGTCCAGAGTGTGCCACCGATAAAACGAATCCCATCAATGTCAATGGTTTGCTTATCAAGAAAGTGAACATTGTCTAGTTTATATTCAGACAACATTGCACGAATTTTAATAGGACTATCAACCACATCACCATGATAGTGCTCATGATTACCCATAATGTAAATTACATGGGGAAACTGGAATGAACATCTCTTAAAGAAGTCAATGATGCGAGTGCTCTTCGCACCTTCCATAAAACCATGTGGATCTGGGCGACCAAGATCTGCAGTGACCATAATATCACCAGACAAAATCAGAACATCTATATTCTGATCATTCGTTAAGAATAAATCTCCGAACTCTAAATGAAGATCGGAGCATACAGCAACTTTCATTTTTTAACCTCTACGCATTTTTGAAATATCCTTCGCTTCCTGATCGGAAAAGATAGGAACGGCATTGGATTTATGCAATGTACCGATGCCGATTATTTTATCACCAGTGTAACGCTTACCTTCTATCGGCTTAGTAGCATTACCGAGCCCAGTATCGACACTAGGATAGTTGATAGATTCTCTCCCAGGTGGACTTGTAAGTTTGTAGCCTGAAAGAGTATTTGTTGATACAGATTTTTTGCTTGGTTCAACATAATGTTTCCTTTTCAATTCATTCCAAGATTGTTCAAGTTGAAAATGCTTACGCTTTTCTTCGGCAGATTTAAATTTCTGCTTTTTACGTTTCCTTGTGTTTGTCGTACTAAAAAACGCTGGCATCATACCCATACTTTTCTCCTTATAAGGATATTATACCTTAGATTCGTATTATTGTCAAGCATTAACCTTACTTATGGTAGGGTTATTTTACTTCGATACTGTAAGACGCTACACGTGTAGCGAGGGAATTATCCAGCAAAAATTCTATATTGGCTGGAACTTTTTTGTTGGTTTGTATTACTGTAGTATCTGTCTCAAAATAGTTGCTTGAATTAAAAAAGATGTAATTATTCTTTTTCGAAGAACCAGCAGGATAAAACTCAACCATTCTGAGATTGTGTGTTGTGTATCTCATCTGACTTAGAACAGAACCATTCGAGTCTTTTAAAATTATCGTAAAGTAATTGACATTGTATTTAGAAACATTTTCCAATTCAATACCAATATCATAACAATTGTTCGAATCAATCTGTTTACCATCAGTAAAGCAATATGTATTACCACTTCTCGGTGCTGCTTTAGCAGGGTTCATAATTACAGAACCAGCAACCAAAACTGGATGATAAAAAGATGTGCCATAGTAAACATTACTTTGATAATTTTTGTCAACCGATTCTTTTCCAGCGTACTTAGCAAAATTTTGAAAGTCATTTACCCACTTATGTTGCCAAGAAACATGCCCAGTAATTGTTACTTTACTAACTGATGAGAATGGAGACACATCAACTCTAGTCGTTGAAAAATGTAAAGCAGGTGTTTCAGATATTTTTTCTACAATCGTTTTACGATTATTCATCTCACTAATCTTTGATCTTATTCTATCATCGATTAGTGGTTTATCACGTTCGACCTGAAACACACTTGGTTTGGTTTCATCAACAACAGCACGAATAGTTACTGTCCAATGCTGCTGACTTCGTTGAGAACGCAAAACTTCTGACTCGAGTATAATTCCTGAGACATAATCATCTATTTCTTCAGAATATTTTTTGCCATCAGTTTTTCTATGACCAAGATTAAAAGAACCTGTCACTTTCTCAACTGCTTCAATTTTTGCTCTGCGTAATGCTTCTTCTTGGGTATCGCCTTTACCTGTCGCTTCAACAGTTACAGCAGCAAAAGCAACCTGCGTGAAAAAGCAGGTTGCTAATATCAAAGATTTCATTATCGAAGACCCTCAATCATTGCCTTTAGTTGATGCGAAGCAGCAATAGAATGTTTAGAAACACGAACTTCTACTGATACTAGGTTGCTATCTTTCTCTACGTTTCGAGCTGTAATAACAAGACCACGCAAAAGAGCAGCAGAGTTGTCAGTCATTTGTTCTTTAACATAAGTCGCAACACGCTGACCACGATTACGATCTTCGGCTGTCATAGTTTCTGAATTGCCACCACCACCATCTAAATCTAGATCCTCAAGATTTGATGTCTTATCATTACCTTCAGTCTTATTAGACTTTAATGATTCATTCGAATCATTCTTTAGAAGTGTTTTGGTAATTGTTCTTGAAAATTTGTTTGAACTAACATCATTAGACAAGAATTCCGAAACATTTCGCTTGGCACGCATCAATGCTATATTATATGCATCTTCACGTGAGGCTGTATGGTTTGTTTGGATATAAGCAGTTCCTGTTGCAGTAAGACCATAGAAATTTCCTTGTTCGTCAAACTCAACTTTAATGAGTCCGTTCGATTTTAGAAATTGTGCTTCCCTCTTTTCGAGTTTGGCAACTGGAGCAGGCGCTTCGGGTGGGAGTTGTGTGACTGTTTTAGTTGACGAACAACCAGTAACGAACAACGCACAAACTGACATAACAATAATACTTCGTTTCATAATTTAGATCCTTTTCAAGTTAAGGTATAGTAATTATACCCTAATTGTTATTTTTTGTCAAGTATCGTTATCTGGAGCTCTTCTGGAGTTGAATTTTACTGTTCCAGCTCTTTTTGTTTGTTCGTTTTTGCTATTTTGTTCGTTCCAAGGATTCTTCGGATCAAAGTCTTCGTTCTTGGGTTTGAAGAAATCTTTTACAATTTTCAAGAATTCTTTTGGTGGTTCTTCGGCTGGTGGTCCTTGCAAAATCGTAGGATCCCATTCTTGTTTTGTTGGTTCTGTTGGCTGATAGACTGCAGTAATTCCAGTATATGGATCATAATTTAAATCTCCTGGTTTCAATTCTCCTCGAATCGAAGAAATAATTTTATTCCATCTACTCTCAGATTTTTGCGCATCAACTTCTTCATCTAGCAAACGAGCACGCTCTTTTCCTCGATTAAACCAATCATTGACTTCTTTATCATCATCGTCATCAGATTTGGTTTTTTGTAGTAAAGATTCTCTGTTTGCTGCAATCAATAATAAAACTGCAAGCGGATCAAATACGAAAACAATCATAAGAATGACGATACGAACAGAAGACTCAAGTAAAGAATCGTCCATCGTATCGCCATATATTAATGCTGCAACATATTTTATCGGACCAACCTCTGCTTCTACTTTTCTTACCTCAGAAGCAATGGGTGATCTTTCTTCATTTAATTTTGCTATTTCTTGCTGCGCTTTACTGACTTCGTTGATGAGACTGGTTCGCTCCTTTGCTTGTCGCTGTCTGATGGCGACTGCGTTGGCTGCTCCTTTTTCATCACTCGATCTATCAAGAGTTTGATCGACTTGACGATCCAACTGAGTAAGTGCTTTACGTGCTGCATCTATATTCTCCTTTTGGGTTTTAATTTTTTCATCTATGAGGGATAATTTAGATACGATATCGCCTGTTGGCACTGCTTGGTCTAAATGCGCTTTCGACAAATAGCCAAAGATACCCATCGATGTGAGTATCATTAACACAACAACAGCAGTTGTGAAATATGTTTTAAGTAGTTTTGGGGCTGTGTTCCAGTTTCTATACAACCAAGAAGCTGCTACAAGTTTACTTGCTTCTAGAGCAGATCCCATAATTGCGATGGGAATTACTGCAGTGGAGAAAATAGCAATTAACCCCATCACAGCATAGTAAGCTGCTATTGCGGATAAAAAGAATCCACAACCGAATAATAGGTACATCATTTTTTAATATGTTTCCTGTGCGTTTTTATCATAATCCAATCATTATAATAATTATCCTCTAGAAGAACATTATTGTCAAATTGATATTTTGCTTCCCAGTAATTCGTGTTTCCTCTTGTTTCACATAGTTTCAAAATTTTTCGTGTAAAGTTTTCCTTACCATATTTATCAATATCAGCAAGTAGTTCTTTGTTGGAACCCCAGTAATCACGCCAATCGCTCTCAACTCTTGTTCGTTTTTTCTTACCTTTTACTTGTCTAGTTTTTGCTTGACTGAAGTATTTACGACCAATGTATTTTTTACCTGTTAGGTTGTTGGTGATTTCATAAATAAACCCATACCAATTCTCAGGGTCATTCAGGGGTTGGTTGTTGTATATCCACATTTTCTGGTTTCTTATTGGTCAATCCTTCTGCTTGAGAAGTGTCTAATGCTTGACCTTGTGGATTTTTAAGTTTACTGAACCAGTCGTCGCCTTGTAAATCTGTTGTGTTTTCAGGCATCTTCATCCTCCTCAAAGTCTTCCTCTTCATATATATCACCACCGCAGAATGGGCAATATGCTACATCAGAAGATTGAAGTTCGCCTTCCTTAAATGAAATTTTTCCATGCGCTCCGCATGATTCACAATCAAAAAATTTAACTGACATCTCTTACCTTCGCTAATCCTAGTTTATTAAAAACCTTAAACCACATCCAACCCATATCAAACTCTAATGGCTTTCTACTTAGTTTTGGATTTGCTGGATCTCCATGGTGGTTGTTATGTAATTCTTCACCACCAATAATAATTCCCCATGGAACTATATTAGTTGATTTATCCTTGCTGTCATAATTTCTGTATCCATAATAATGCCCAATGCCATTCACAACACCTGCTGCCCAGAATGGAATCCATACCATTTGAATTGCCCAGAACCAAATTCCCCACCATCCTAACAACATTAAACTAATTGCTAGCATGAGCACTATTCCAGCGTATGGAAATTTAGAATAGATATTTTTTTCTACCCAATCATCTGGAGTACCGACACCATACTTCTGAATCATTTCTTTATCTCTTGCGGATTGAACATAGCAAGAAACTCCAGCGAACAAAACAAACCAGATACCTTCGTTGTGAGGACTATGGGGATCGCCTTCTTTATCGGAGTTCTGATGATGTTTACGATGTATCGCAACCCATTCTTTTGTTATCATACCAGTTGTTAACCACAACCAGAATCTCATAAAATGCGAAAGAACTGGATGAAACTCTAACCCTCTATGTGTTTGCCCTCTATGTAAAAACAAAGTAACACAAACAATGGTAATGTGTGTCATTACCAACAGATAAACTAATTCAATCATCTTGCCTTTCGTACATTACGGTATTGGTATCTCCCAATGACCACTTAGAATCTGTTTCTACAGACCAGCGTTTTGTTGCTACTTTAAAATCTGGCATCTTTAGTTCCCGAGGATTAGACGAAGGCTCGAGGATAATAAGACGATTGTTTGGCTGAGCAGCGAACTGCCCATTATC